ACAAACCATAAGCCCCTGAGGACACCAGCATAGCTAGTGTACAACTTAGTTGTCATTCAAAAGCATACGCCTTGCCCAGCAAAACCATCCTTATTTCATTCTGAACCTACTCGTTAGAGCCGAATTCAGGAATTTCACGTACCCAACTGATTAAGGTCATGTACGCTAAAATAGAACTAATTGTTAAACTGTTCAAGCCATCTGCAATCAAACGCCTCATAATCACGGGTTAGTAACTCCCAAACAGAATAACTTCCAAATTGCAAATCCATGCTTTGCTTAACGTTGATACACTGGTTGATCTTTGTCACTATGTCATTATAGAAACTCTCGCCATGCTGGTATGCCTCTCTCTTCACTGTTGCCAGATTCTGATATAGGGCTGCCACATCGTCCTCACTCTTTCGAATCCAATTAATCTCTTCATAGATCGTATTCTCATCAATAGGTGCTCTAACCCTGTCTCGGAATTCAGGGTGAGGAACGAATCTTCTCTTTAGATAGGTTACCTCTGTCAGTCGCTCCAATTTTGGTGTAAGTTTGCCACTTTTTGCAGCATCCGTATAACCAATATTGTGCACTGAGAGGTAATTTCTGATTGACCAGAAATTAAACCAATCTCTAATTCTCATTGAAGGAGCTATCACGTGATCATCACCATAAAACACTGATTCTACGTTATCAAAATATTTGAGAGGAGCGTCCTGCTCTAAAGCCATCAACTTCTCACTCATACGATCACAGATAAATTTATTCTCCTTGAGAATATCAGGATGTAACACCTCAATAGTGCCATCCCAAAGGGAATAATCACCACTTTTCAATGCATCCTTCATTGCATAAAAAGCAGTTACAAAATAGAAGAGATTCTGAATGGAATTAATATCCGCTGTCACAACCACACCTGATGGTAACCCTTGTGAGGTTAACATCATAGTGTTCCCTGCCAACACATATGTATGTATCATCTCATCAAGCAATACTGCTCTGACTTTCTCAGCTCTCAACTCTTCTTTTGTCGGGTTGCATGGATCCTTCCTATACCATACATTTATAATGCGCACAACCCGACGTGCACTTTCACCATCAAACTTTCCGTCCCAAAGTTCGTAGTCCCCAGCAAAGACATCACCACCAAAGCGGTTCAGTCTCTGATAAAGACGACTCCATCCAGGACCACTTGGATCAATACCTACACTTTGCGGAAGCACAGTGTGATTCTGATTCATCGTTGCAACAAATGCTCCAAAATACTGACGGCATAGAAGATTATAATCCATTGGAAGGCAATCAAACACTCTAGTAGCGCCCGCTTTAATCTTCTTCTCTTTCCTCCTCTCATCCTTCAAATTAGCATAACTATATGAGAAAACTCGTTCACCTTTTTCCGCAGCTTTCAGACGTTTCACAAAACGCTCAAGAAGCTCTTCTCCGAATTGGTTGTTTGCAATTCCATATTGTTCATCACCCAATTCTTCAAAAAGAAATCTTTTGCCCTTCGATCCTGCTGGTCGCCACTTCTTATAAGGTCTGCCTGGACTAGTTAGCATATTTATACGTTGATACCCTGCCAAAGGCACACCGTTAATAGCTTCATGCAGCGATAATAATCGCTTACCGACACCTTTAGGAGCGAATTTTCTCAACATGTTAGTAATCTCTTCTTCAGCACTATCCATAGCACTCGGTGAAAAGGGGTGCATTGGTTCAGCGTACTTCTTCAAACCTTTTTCCATAGGGGAAAAAGTATTATCTTCAACTCTTGGATCAGACGCTAACAAAACACTGGGAAATGTTGTTGGTTCCCGAATTAAACCATGTAAGGGGGATGGGATAATATCCGTCTTCTTTGGAAAACGTTCCACATCTTGACCATGTGCTTGCCCTACAATCACTAGGTTGCCTTCAGGATAAACAGAAAATTGTTCATTACCAAATTCAAAACCCTGCATCTGTGCCATTCTGATATTATCATCCTGCCAACCAATACGCTCAATTTCACTTTGTACCATCTCTCTAGTGAGAAATGCAGAAAAACCTTCACTAACATTTGGATCACCTGCAACATGCATTCCAGCTATGAAACCATCAACACGCGTGCTTAATACGCATGCAATAGCTCCACAATCACCTTTCC